GAGGAAAAGTATGTTGATTACTCTATTCAGCAACTGGATTCCATCAAAGAAGCCTTTAAAGAGCAAGCTGAAACGGCTAAGGCTGCTGGCTGGTTTGTGGCTGGAATATCTGCTCTTGTACGTCCCGGCATCACTTGGTGTTTATTTTTCATGTACGCGACGGTCAAGGCAGCAGCGCTTGTTATGGCGTTTCAAACTGGCGCAAACTGGACAGAAGTCGTAACTCAAGTCTGGGATGAGGACGATTTTGGTATTTTTACTATGTGCCTCACATTCTGGTTTATTGGGCGCAGTATAGAGAAGTATCAAAAGTCGTGAATGAAGAGGCAAAAGCGCTAGCAAGAGATGTACTCATCAAGCCCTTTGAAGGGCTAGCTAAACGTCTGCCTGATGGAACCGTAACCTCCTATCCCGACCCCGGAACCAAGGGGCATCCTTGGACAATCGGTTGGGGGGCAACTGGCCCTGATATTCAGCCGGGAACTATTTGGACGATGGCCCAGTGTGAGGATGCCCTAGACCATCACATTGAATACTTTTATGCAGGTGTTTGCAAACTTAGTCCGGCGTTTCCAAAGGCATCTCCCAGAAGAATTGCCGCAGTTACAAGCTGGGTCTACAATTGTGGACTAGGAAACTACAGGATTTCCACGTTTAAACGACGTATTGACGCAGGAGATTGGGATGGTGCCGCAGAAGAATGTCTTAAATGGAACAGGGCTGCTGGTCGCATACTCCCAGGTCTTACCCGCCGCCGTGCAGCAGAAGCTGCGTTGATGAGGTGAATCGTGCCATTAACCAAGATTCTAGCGAAAAGCGGGGTAAATCGTGAAAATACGAGATACACCTCAGAAGGTGGCTGGTATGTTTCCGATAAAGTAAGGTTTCGTCAAGGAACTCCTGAGAAGATTGGCGGCTGGGCTAGGATCTCATCTAATACATTCCTTGGCACTTGTCGGGCATTATGGAATTGGGTTACGTTAACAGCCAACAATTTAATGGGCTGTGGTACCAGCGCCAAGTATTACATTGAAAGTGGCGGTGTATATAACGACATTACACCTATTCGTCGATATAGCTATACAGCAACATTAACAAACCCATTTACAACCACAAACGGCCAAAACACCATCTCTGTAAGTGATACAGACCATGGTGCTCAGGTTGGTTCGTTGGTTTACTTTACGGGTTCATCGGCGGTAGGAGGAATCCCTGCGGCTGAAATTAATACCCGCCATTCAATTACATCAATTACGGATGCCAATACCTACGTTATTACCGTAACAACTGCGGCGACATCAACCGCAACAGGCGGCGGTACGGTTACGGCGGAATACTTTATTAATGGAAGATTGCTTGGCGCTGATCCATTTGCAACGACTAACGGAAGCAATGTCGTTACAGTAACGGCATCTGGACATGGCGGTCAGACTGGTGATTACGTCACGTTTTCAGGTGCATCTACGTTTGCAAACGTGAATATGAATGGCGAGTTTTCTATTACCGTCGTTGACGCAAATAGCTATACGGTTGTTGCTGGTACTACTGCATCATCAACAACGTCCGGCGGCGGATCTGCTGTAAGAGCGACGTATCAAATTACCATCGGTCCAGAAGATCAGGTCGCCCAAGTTGGTTGGGGCGCCGGAGCATGGAATGATGGCAAATGGGGCGGTGTGGGGACATTTGTGCCTGATGCGCTTCGCCTGTGGTCGGCCATGAACTTTGGTGAAGATTTGGTATTTGCGCCCCGTGGCGGAGGTGTGTACTACTGGGATGCGACCAATGGATTAGGTGCGCGTGGCGTTAGTATTGAAACGCTTCCTGGCGCTACTGACCCACCGGTGGTACAGAATCTTGTATTTGTGTCTGATGTGTACCGATTTGTATTCTGTTTTGGATCCAATGACGTAGGTTCAGATGTGCAAGATCCTATGCTCATACGCTGGGCAGATCAGGAATCAGTAACAGATTGGCTACCAACTGCCACAAACCAAGCTGGGTCATTGCGTTTATCCCATGGCTCAAAGATCGTTGCTGCCATACAGACGCGCCAGGAAATTCTTGTCTGGACAGATACATCGGTTTATTCCCTTCAGTATCTTGGGTCGCCATTGATATGGGGAGCGCAACTCCTTGTCGATAACATTTCAATTGTTGGTCCTAACGCTGCATCGGTAGCATCAGGTGTTGTCTACTGGATGGGCGTTGATAAGTTTTACATGTATGACGGTCGGGTTCAAACGCTTAACTGTGACCTGCGTAAATATGTATTCCAAGATATCAACGCCACGCAATACCTTGCTTACTTCTCAGGAACCATTGAGGGTTTCAACGAAGTCTGGTGGTTCTACGCATCGTCAGGATCAACAACGATTGATCGGTACGTTGTATACAACTACATGGAGCGAATCTGGTACTACGGCACGATGGCACGAACGGCATGGTTTGATGCTGGTCTAAGAGATTATCCGCAGGCTGCAACGTATAGCAACAACCTTGTCAACCATGAGTTTGGCAACGATGACAATACAAGCGGTATACCTGTAGCCATCAATGCTTATATTGAATCTGCGGAGTTTGACATCCAAGACGGTCATAACATTGGGTTCGTGTGGCGCATCCTGCCGGATATTACGTTTAGCGGTACAAGCTCTACAAACGCGAATCCTAGTGTAACGATGACGTTGATCCCCATGATGAACTCGGGATCTGGGTATAACTCGCCTCAGTCCGAGGGTGGCTTTAGCTCAGCGTCAGTGACAAGATCCTCCACGGCGGTCATTGAACAATTCACGGGCCAGATCTATACACGGGTTCGTGGGCGTCAGATGATATTGAAAGTCGAGTCAACAGATCTTGGTAGTGCATGGCAGCTTGGCGCACCAAGGATTGACATCAGGCCGGACGGAAAAGCTACGGGGCGTGGTGCATGAGTTACTTAGACAGTCCGCAGCCGCCCAACCTGCCGTATGCACCGCCGGAATGGAATCCGCAATACCAGGAGCAGTTAAACAACGTCTTAAGACTTTACTTTAACCGTCTAAGCAATGTTACTAAATACTTGCTTGGTCCTGATGGCGGTCAGTATGTGGACTGCCCAAATGGCTTGTTCTTCAACACGGCTGATCAGACGTTTGGCGCCACGGGTACGGCATATCCGGTGGTATATAACGCTACTTATTTAAACAATGCTGTGGCGTTGCAGTCTGGTAGTACGTCTAGGATTGAGGTATCTATAGGCGGTGTATATAACTTTCAGTATTCAGGTCAGTTATTAAGCACCAATTCAAGCGCCAAGGATGTGTATCTTTGGATTGTTAGAAATGGCATTGATATTGGTTATTCGACCCATGCGTATTCTTTGTCTGCAAATAATCAGTATTTAGAAATTAGCTGGAACTTTAATATTGATCTTGCTGCTGGCGAGTATCTTGAATTAGAGATAGCAACGACTGATACGAATGTGCGTCTTGATGCAGTAGCCGCAACATCACCTCATCCTGGTATACCGTCAAGCGTAATGGCGGTAAACTTCATATCACCATTGCCGGACCCCCGGCCAACACCTCCATAGCGGAGTAAATCATGTCAGCAGAAGAGGCGTTTTTATTAGCAAATCAAGGGGAGCAAGGTGATTCTTCTACCGTCACTGCTTCCGATGATGATTGGTTTTGGACTGCCATTGGAATTGACCCATCAACAATTTCACAAGATGGGTCATCTCCAACGAATGAGGAAATTGAACAATCAATTGGGCTTGGTCCGGGCGGGTCAGCAATATGGAAAAATGTTTTACGAGCACTAGGTCCGCAGGGAGCGAGCGGAACGAGCGCAGGTCTTGCTCTTGGTCTTGGCGCATTGGCGGCGGCTCTGACAAAGCAACAGGCACCAACCATTAAAGCACCGGAATACAAGGCCGTTCCCATATATAACCGTGCTTTAACGTCGCCCATGTTTCAGCCGCAGCCAGCGCAGCAAAAGTCTACTTCGGGCCAAAACATATACACGCCCATGAAGGGCTTGCCATTATTCTTTAATCCCAATCCTTTTCAGTTTGATGCTACAGAAGCGGCGAAACGATATGGTCCTACGCCAGAGCAGATTGCGGCTGGGCAGGCTGGTTATGAAGCAGGGCTTGCATCTTTGTATAAGCCTCTGACAATTACGCCCTTTACTTATGCAACCCCTGCACCTGCACCTGCACCAGCACCTGCACCAGCACCTGCACCTGCACCAGCACCTGCCCCGGCGCCATCAGGAGGCGTTGTTACTGGTGCAACAGGTGGTTCGGTCAATGACATAATGGTTGGCTATAACCAAGGCGGTGATATCTATGCGGCGGCAGGTCGTTACCTTAGCGGTGGCGGTGATGGTATGTCAGATAGCATCCCTGCGACCATTAATAACAAACAGCCCGCCCGTTTAGCAGATGGTGAGTTTGTAGTACCTGCCGATGTGGTATCGGATCTTGGTAATGGATCATCAAATGCTGGCGCCAAGAAGTTGTACCAGATGATGAGCAATATTCGCAAGGCCCGCCATGGGACAACCAAACAACCGCCTGAAGTAAAAACAGATAAATTTATCGCTGGGGCAAAGAAGTTTGAAGAAGGCGGCACGGTTGCGGATCAATATGGCAGAAAGCTAACCCGCGCCAATTATGAAGGGAAAGTTGACCGTCAAGGGATACCCGACGATGATGACGACCCTTTCAACTACAACCCTAATGCTCGAAAATACACAAATTACAACAACGAGTTATTTTTAATTCCCGCAAGGAATGAACTAGACGAATCTGTCAGAGCTAACTTGTTTGCACAAGACCCCACAGGCGAGCGTGGGCTTATAGAAAAAGCTTATTCAGCGATGCCCCGCGATCAACTTGCGAATATTTTTGACCAGCTTGATGCGCGAGACGCTCGAACCGTAAATCAAGCTGCTATGGGTACAGCTCATGAAAGCCCTTGGCTATTAAACCCAGAAAGCCGAATGATTGCAGTCGGTATTAAAGACGACATTATGGGGAAACCGTCCGTGCTTCTTTATAATCCGGGTGGCACTAGTACATATGTCGATCCTGCCCCACGAGGACCGTATGGATTTTCATTCTTATCCGGTGATCCGGAAATTGATTTTCAACAGGCGTTAAATCTGACGCCTTTTGAACAATATGCCATGCTTAATAAAATTGGGCCTTATTCATCGGATCAAACCGGAAGGCAAGCGTTCGGTGGGCTTATGAAAGATGAAGAAGAAATGGCGGTATACGAAGGGCTAAAAAACTTATCAGGGCCACTACCCAAACTTATTTATCAAGAATTAGAGCGTGGATACTTCAATCCAATGGAATTGAACCCCGTTGACCCTTACGCAATAAAACGCGCGAACCCAGAAATTCGTGAGCCATATGAGTTCTATCAAGAATATTTAAACCTTGACCCCGTAGACAATCTTTTGCCTACGTATTCAAGTTCATACACAAAAGACGATGGTCCGTTACCAGGCGAATCATTAGAAAACTATTTGAAGCGTAAGAAGAAAAAACCATAAGCAATCATGAATGAGTGGAATCGTTGCGGATCATGGATTCAGGCGGCACTGGATCATGGCGGCAACCTTTTCACCCTAGATGATGTATTGGAAACAATACAAAATGGACATGCACAGTTTTGGCCTGGAAAGGAATGTGCGTTAGTAACAGAGATAAGGATTTACCCACGCAAGAAGATTTGTAATGTTTGGCTTGCTGGTGGTGATTTAGAAGAGATCAAACAGATCGTGACGTATATACGATTGTTTGCAAAGCAAACCGGATGTGATGCCATTACGTTGCAGGGGCGTCCAGGCTGGCAAAAGATATACCCGCAACGATTGAAATCAGTAACTTTGATGGAAGAGGTGACCAAATGAGTTCAGGCGGTCCGTCACAAACAACAACGTCAATGCCACCAGAGTTTCAGATTCCGTATATATCGGATCTGTTTCGCATGGGGCAGCAGGTTGCTTATACGCCATACACGGCATATCAATTGCCGCGTTATGCAGAAACGGCGCCTCTTTATCAACAAGGTGTAGAAGCTGCTCAACAAGCTGCTGCATCGCCTGGATTGCTTGGACAGATCAAGGTGGGCGGCCAAGACATGGGCGTCATGCAGGCGTACATGAATCCGTATCAGCAAGCGGTTACGGATGTCGCCAAGCAAAAAGCTGTCCAAGAATATGGCTCAGGACTACAGTCGCTTAGAGGCCAAGCGGCGCAACGTGGCGCGTTCGGCGGCTCAAGGCAAGCTATTCTTGAATCAGAATTGATGCGAAATCTTGGCACCAATCTTTCCAACATTCAGATGCAAGGTTCGCAGCAGGCATTCAACCAAGCCGGTCAGTTGTATCAACAGGATTTGCAGAACCAGATGCAAAAAGCTCAAAGCCTGCAACAACTTGGGTTGGCTGATGAAGCTCGTAGACAGCGTGACCTTGATTCGATGTATCAAGAGTTTGAGCGCCAACGAAATTATCCGGCCCAACAGGCGGCTCAATACCGTGACATTATCTTTGGATTGCCTGGGTATCAATCTACTTCTTCCTATCAATCATCTGGCAATCCGCTGACACAAGGATATGGATTGGCGCGTCTTCTGTACGGAGGTTTGTGATGCAAGCGCAAGCGGCTACAGGTCTTGGCGGGGATGTCAACATCCTTGAAGCCATGGAAATGTTTAAGTCAGTGCCAGATCAGGTGCTGCCTAAGTATGCACAAGATCCTAAGCTAGCAATCTTCGCGGCGGCTGAAATGGCGCGTCGTGATGATATGAGAAAGCGCTATCAACAGAGAGCGCAGAAACCCAATAAGCCTGTTGTTGCTCAGCTTGCTGAATCCTTGGCGCCGAGTATGCCAGCCATGCCTCCCGGTATGAATGCACCTCAACAGCAGCCACAGATGCAGATGGCGCCGTCGCAAATGCAGCCACAGATGCAGCAGCAAATGCAGCCACAGATGCAACCGCAAATGCAAGAACCGCAACAACCTGGTATTGCAAGTCTCATGCCACAACAGAGTTTCGCCGGTGGCGGGCCGGTGGCTTTTAAAGACGGCGGCGTGTTGAGATTTAATAGCGGGCTTCAGGTTCCTGGCGTCAGCCAAGAGTTTGGCGGAGATGGAAGCTATCTCACCGAAGAAGAGCTTGAAGCTATCCGTAGACAAGCAAGGAAAGAGAACTTTCCAGAGCCGCTAATTGGAAGGGTCGGTCTTAGCGAAGTTAAAGACATCCGAGAAGGTCGCTTAACGCCCCAAGAAATCGCAACGAAGGTAGCCGTAAAAACTGGCTCCCCTTTGCCGCCACGGCAAGAACAGCAGGCGCCAGTCAACAAACCCACAGCGCCTTTGGCTCAGCCGACACAAGCCCCAACCAATGCCCCCATGGGAATATCTAGCCTAATAGAAGCGGGTAAAAAAGCTATGGGCCAGCTAGGCGTACAACCCGTACAAGTGCCAGAACCTTATGAAACGGCAGGACGCGCAGATCAACTTTATAAAGAGCGTCAAGGTAGATTTCCTGATCAGATCTCACCGATCATGCAGCAACTCAAGGATTTCTACAGCAAACAACCTACGCAAGCAGATATTGATAAGGCAGCTAACCGACAGATTGCGCTATCCATGATGGGTAGCAAGGAACGAAATTTCTTGGCTGGTCTTGCCGGTGGTTTACAGGCTGGTGAGGATGTCAAGAAGTCCATGGGCGCCGAGAATCGTGCGATGCAACAAGCTTCATTGCAGGCTCAGTTAGCCCATGCGAAATACCAAGACGCCATCAGGCGTGGTGATTACGATGCGGCTGATAAAGCAGCACGTGAAGAAAGAGCATACAGCCTGCAAGTCCAACAGTTACGCCAAGAGCAGGCCATGATGCCGCTTAATTTAGGAATTATGGCGGCTCGCGCACAACCTAGACCTGCTGCTGGCGAAAAGCCGCTTGACACAAAGTCAAGAATTGAGTTGCAAATGAAAGTTCAAGCTCTTGCTGAACCAAAGCTACAACAATTGAAAAAGGAGTGGAGTAGCAAGTGGATTAAGCCAAGCAATTGGGAGCAAGACCCAGAATATCTGGCACAGCGGCAAGCTATTATTCGAAGAACTTATGAGGAAAATGCACCGCAGTTAATGGGGCCAGAAACTGTAAGCGATCAAGAGATGCGTCAACGATTGGGGCGTTAAATGCCGATTTTCAATGTTCCGGGGCGGGGTCCAGTACAACTTCCTGATGGTTATACAAAGGAAGAATACCAACGTGTTCTTCAAAGTATGCAGGCGGAGAAAGAGTACAAACCAGAGTACTCTGGAGTTGCTGCGGTTATGTCTCCACTTGTCCGTGGGGCGCAGAATCTTGCAGCAGGATATAGATATGATTTGCCAGCACTTGGTCTTGCCGCCTTGGCAAGAACCGGTATTCCCGCATTGGAACAACTAGAGTATCCGGCACGAGAATTATTGCAGCAAGGAACAGAAGAGTACGCACGTATAGCTAAAGAGCGGCCAAGAAGCTACGAAACATTTGAAGATGTCAAAGGACCAATTGATGCGGTTGGTTATGGGCTAGAGAGATTTGGTGAGTTCATTCCTCAACTCGGAACGTATTTGACAGGCGCCGGGATTGGTGGCGCAGGCGCCCGTATGCTTGCGCGTAAAGCTTCAAAAGATTTTTCTGAGGAGCTTTTGTCAAAAGGCGTCGCCCCTGGTTTACTAAGTAAAGAAACCGCTGATGCCGCTATTGCAGGTCGTCTCGCCAATATTGCCGCCGCCGGACAAGCAGGATCTAAAGCCGCTACATCAGGCCTAGCATTTACGCAACTCGCCCCTGAGACATTCCGTAATGTTTATGAAGAAACCGGAAAGTTAGAGCCAGGAATTTCCTCGTTGTATGGCGGAATAGGTATGCTAATTGAGCGTATCGTTCCTGATCGCATCAAAGATACGTTGGGCAATTTTGGCAAAGTCAAGATTGCAGAAAACGCAGCGAAGCTTTCTGGCCGTATGGAAGCCGCCAAGATCCTTGCCAAGGAAGCGGCAATCGTTAGTCAGATGGAAGGTCTAACAGAGGTAGCACAAGGCATTATTTCTAATGCTGCCGCCAAGTATGTAGATGACAATATACAGTTATTTTCTGATAAGCGAATTAAAGAATATCTTGAGCAATACTTCTCAGGCACAGCGTCAGGTGGCGGTGCTGGTGTTATATCAAAAGTACCAGAAGCGATAAGCGCCAAGCGTCAAATCGAAGAGGCGCAAAAGCCATTGGCACCCGCTCCTCAAGCAGAAACTCAGCCACCACAACTACCACCGCCATCTGGCGGACCACAACTATCACCGGGCGCACCGCAATTAACCGCCCCAAGTGCGTTGCCGCAATTACCGGCGCCACCAGTGGCTCAGCCGTCGGAATTAATTCCGCCACGTGGCGGAATTATCGAACAAGGTCCAACAAATCAAGTAGTTACGCCAGAAACTTCAAGTACAATAGACATACCTCCAGCCGAAGAGCCGGGTCAAACTGTTGAAAGTTTTGCTAACGAACTTGTGGCGGGGACCCTAAAGCCGACACCCGAAACGCAGCGGTTTTATGTAAACAATGCGCCCGCTATTGAGGCACGGTTAAAAGAATTACAAGCTGCACCGAAGGATTTAAGTGTCACCGTACCTCCTTCAGAAACGGTGCAACTTGCTACAGAGCCGACAGAAATTGCGGCGCCTACTGTGGAACCTGTTGCTGAACAAGGCCCGCCTGAGTTTGTGGAGCCGCCACCGGAACAAGGGCCACCGCCTTTGCCTGAGGATGTAAAGGCTTACGAAGAAGACATCATCAGGTTAGAAAAACGCGCGGCTGCGATTGAGGCAAGGGATAGAAAGCTCAAAGCCAAGGGGCAAACGCTTTTATCAACAATAAAGAAATACGGCGGTCTTACGGATAAAGACATCTTTAATATCCGAGAGAAAGACTTGGACACTGGGCTAGATGAACTTGTTCGTAGCAGCCGATTAGATCCATGGTTGCCAGAGCATTTAACATCCTACTCATTCCCAGAAGATAAGCCTGACACTAAGTTTTTGCAAAGCCAAGCAATTGAATATATCAAAGATCGTTTACGCGCTAGAGATTACGTAAGCGAAGATACCAAGCTTGAATTAGAACGCATCGGCCTTGAACTTGACAGGGCCATGGAATATGTAAGGAATTATTATGATGAACTCGCCGCGAATCTTAAAGCCGCCGAAGCCGCGGATGAACAAAGAGCAGTTTATGAACAAGTGGAACCAGTTATCACCGAGGGCGAAGAGCGAACTCCTGAGCCTAGCGAAGCAGCCCGACCTGCCGAAGTTCAAATAACGCCACGTTCTTACGCAGAACAAATGATGTCAGGTACTTTGCCTGACACTGACGAAACCAATGCGTACTTTGAAGCTAACCGTGATGAGATTGAAAAAGCACTAATGGATCTGGAAGAGCGTCGTGCAGAACCCATGATGCGCGGATCAGCGGCGCAAAAGAAGAGCGCGAAAGAACATGCCGAGGACTTAGGTGGATTGGTTGTTTACCTAGATGGCGATCTGTCTTTGATTCGCGGACATTCAAGGCTTACAGGCCAGCCGGTTTACATTGCGGCCAAGGGCGATTACCGCGCAAAAACAGACATTGAAGCCTATACAGGCAACCTGGTAAACGCTAAAGAGAAAGCTAAGTTAGTTGCGGCCAAAAATGCGATTGAAGCCAAAGAGGCTGACAAACACGCCAAGTCTCCGTACATTAAATTTGATTCACAGGGCGTTGCTGTATCGCAAAGCGTATCGCCACAGTTAAAAGGTGTTTTGGCTGGATGGAAGAAGCTTCTTAAGATCACGCCCAATATCTACGTCACAACCATTTCTGATATTGAAGCTAACCTTGATAAGTTTACTGGCCCGCACAGGGTAGTTGGGTCTGCTGCATTAGGTGATGAATATGGCAGCGTCCGCAAGATGGCGGATGGTGAATACTACATAGCCTTTACTGATGGCATGTCGATGTCCAGGATGCTTGAGACATTGGCCCATGAACTTGGCCACATGCACATGCGTGAGACATTTGAGAACGCAGATGTTGCAACGCAAAAAGCTATCCGTGATGAATTTGACAAGTGGCTCAAGTCAAACAAGGGCAAGAGCGCCATGGAGCAAATCCAATCCATGCGGGCGCGTGGTATTGGAAAGCTTGAGAAGATTAGCGAGAAACATAAGGCAGAAGATCTTTCGCCCTATTGGAGTTCATTTAAAGAGTGGTACGCCGACCAAGTAAGTCGTTGGGCTACGACATCTGAGAAGCCGCTGAATGTTGTAGAGCGATTCTTCAAGCGTCTTGCCGATGCGATGCGGTCTTTCTACGCCAAGCTGCGTAATCAAAAGTATTTGCCAAACGAAACCTTTAAGCAGTACATGGATAAGGTCACGTCCAATATTGATTACGTTGGTCCAATTAGGGGGCCAGCTAAGCCTCTTGGAAAACTAGACCAGATGGCCCTGTTTATGAACAGGCTTGATCCTAGTGATACAGAAGTGCTTTACATGCGCCGGGCGGCAGATGACTTTATCGATGCCGGCAAGGACATGAGCCCCGAGGATCGTGAGAAGCTGCTTCAGGATGTAGATCAGCTAGATACCACGCCCCAGAAGGGCATGAACGCCATGGACTCCATGATCAAGGAGACCCCATCGTTCCAAGCCGTCAAAGAGAAGCTTCACACCTACGTTAATGACGCAACCACAAACAACGCAGATAGCCTATTAGCCTTCCTGAACATGCGTCAGATATCTGAGATGGCCAAGAAGGTGCTACCTCAGTTTGCCCAGTATTACCGTGTCATCACGAACATGATCGACTCACGGGAAAAGCAACAGACTGATGCAGCCAAGATCTATCAGCGTTGGGAAGATTGGGCCACTAAAAATCCAGAGCTAGGGAAGGCCTTGGACCAAGTCATGATGGACGCCAGGATGTCTGGCATTGATCCGACTGATCCCAAGAAGGAAGCGAAGATCAAAAAGGAATCGTTCCTTGCCAATTGGAACAAGATCAAAGGTGGCGAAGGCGAGAAGATCTTTGTAGAGGTTCGTGATTTCTGGAAGCAGCAGCTCGATCGCAAGCGTGAGATTCTTGAAAAGAAGATCATGGTCATGCAGACTGACCAGACCGAGCGCCAAAAGACGATCACTGAATTACGCAAAGAGTTTGAGAAGTTTGTATCGGATGGTCCTTACTTCCCGCTTACTCGATTCGGTGATTACTACGTTGCGTACAACATCAAGATGGCAGATGGTTCCAAGAAACCATACCATGAGATGTTTGAGTCTCAGGCTGACCAGCGGCGACATCTTGAGTCAATTGAGAAGGATATAGAGAGCGGCAAGATTATTGATGTTAAGAGCGGTGTTGATACCAAGAAGATGAT